TTAGTTGGAGCTTCGAAAGAACCTTCAGTTGTTCTTGCGAACGCTGAAGTTGTTGCTGACTGAAGTACAGTTAATGCATGTGGCGATACCACTGCGTAGTTACCAGCACCACGTCTAGTACGCTGAGCGATAGTGTTTGCAACACGGTTGATCATTACAGCTAATGCCGCATGTTCGTCACCTACGAATGTTGCAGTACCACTTACAGCAGTCTGGTCGTATGCTTGTTGGTTTGTAGATCCTGCTAAAGCACGTAAAGAAGCTAATACTTCTTGATCAATCTCAGCAGTAATTTCTTGGGCTAATGCCGCCATAATTTCTGCTTCAATATCGATACCTTGCTGTGCTTGAGCATCTTGAGCCGCTTCAAAAGTCCATCTAGCTGATAGCTTTCTGGTTTTTGCTTCGACAGTTTGCTTTAAGATCTGGATTGATAATCTCTTACCAGCCGCACCTTCAAGAGCCGCTGTTGCAGATCCTTTTGGTGTTGCATCTGTAGCGTTACCTGAGTAAGCTGATGCGATCTTAAATGGTGAAAGTGCTTCTTCACCTACTTCGTTACCATCAGATGAATCTGAGTAACGTACTCTTAATGTGTGGATTTGACCCACTGGACCTGTCATAGGCTGTACACCGACTAATTCGTTGGCGATTACAGTTGGCATGACACGTCTGATTACTGGTAGGATAACTCTATTTAGAGTTGCAACATTACCGGCGCTTGTAGAACCAGCTGTAGCAGTCTCATTCAACCACTTGCGTGTGTTTTCAAGAGTGCTTGCCATTGTTGCTTTCTTATTGCCTTGAAGGCCTTCTAAAAGTGCAACTTTGGTATCCTGCCAGCGACTTTCTAGTAGTTCTGACATTATTTTCTCCTTATTTCAATCCTGCAAGTCGTCTAATGTCAACAATATTATTTGTTGATTCGACGCTTACACTACTAACGTTAGTTTTTCTATTGCCTGTGATTTCTTTTGCCTCTGACTCTGTCAATTTCGCCTTCTTCTTTTCCGGAGTCTTCCCGTCAATAACGGCAGTAATGTACTTGTCAAACGCACCTTTCAGTTTGTCCGTTTGTACACTTTCCAGTAAGTCATTCATAATCTCACGTTGATCCTTGCTCAAAGGACCAGTTAATTCGTGCATTACTTCTTTTCTCTTAGTCGCTTCAACTAATTTAGCAATCTCTGCTTCTTTAGATTCAATAATCTTCGACTTCTCAGCAACATCTGCTTTAGCTTCTTCAACTGTTTTGTCTTTCAACTCAACAACTTTCATTAGCTTAGATGTTTCTGATTTTTCATTTAAGTATGAGTTAGTATACTCACCCGCAAATGTTTCGAAAATCTTGCGACCAAAATCGTTTTTACGTGCTGAATCAATATCTTCTTTCAGTGCAGTAATTTCCTTTTTAAGGCCTTTACTTACTGTTTCAGTTACTAGTTCTGCACTTCTCTTAACAAAGTTAGCTTTAACTTTTGCTAAGTGATCTTTAGCTTCACGTACTAAACGTACTTTCGTTTCTGCTAAGTCTTTCTTATCTTGATGGAACTCTGCAATTTCTTTTGACAAAGCTTCTACTACAAATTCTTCAAGAGCACCAAATTTCTCTGATACAACTTTCTGATCTTCATGTAGTTCTCCAACTTCCTTCTTAAGCTGATCAAATACAAAGCCTTTTAGCATACCTGCGTTTTCACGCATTGCAACAGCGTATTTTGCTCTTGCTTCTGCTAATGCTTTTCTATCTTCAGCAAATTCGGAAATTTCTTCACTTAGTTTATCGTTGACTAATGCATCAACTGCTTCTACCATTTGAGCCTTATCATGCTCATACTTTGAAGCAAACTCTTCGCGAAGTTCAGCTGTGACAGCAAGTTTATTTTCATTAACTTGTTTGTCCCACGCTTCTTGGATGTCAGCTTTAATCTCTTCAGAAAGAACATTGTTTTCAAAAAGTGATTTTAGTGCTTCCAACATTATGGTCTCCTATTACCTTAGACCCTTGATGATATTCACCAAAGATTCTTTTAAATATTTTTGTGCCTTCGCGTCGCCTTGGACTTCTCTTGCTAATTCTAATGCCTTGTACCCCCCACGGGCGTTTATTAAATGCTCATATATTGGGGTTGGGTATGCACCCGGAGCACTTGGCTGTGCTACAACATCAACTGTAATAATCTCGTAGTCACTTACTTCGCCGGCACCGTCTTCACTTACGTTGCCTGACCCACGCGATGAAACACCTAGTTTAACTCCGCTTTCCAGCATTGTTTGAACTAGTTGTCCCATTGGCGTCGGTAATACTTTTAACTTGCCATAACCGTTTGGTCCATCCATCCACATATCTGTGATCATATGGCTTACACGGTCTAAGTTAATGTTAAGTCCTTCTGGGTGATCAACTTCTCCAAGAACACTATATCCTCCTGTGATTTGATCGTTGAGAGTTTTGACAGCTCTACCTATCTCAGTAACAGGGTAAACTCGCTGGTTTGCGTTTTTTACACCGCCCTGGATACAAATACCTTTAAGATAAAGATCTTTGCCTCCATTCTTGTTTTCAGTAGTCTCGACAACCATACCTGCTTGGTCGAATGTCAATGTCTCAGTTAAATTAAACACCTATAAGTTCCTTAACTATTAAGATCCGATAGTACTTTTACTATCAGTTCCACTTTCGCCTGCGCCTTTTTTCTCAGCGCCGTGGCCTTTTGAGTTAGCACTCATTGACTTTGAAGCTTTTCCGCCTGGTACGTTAACGTTCCCTGCGTTATCTTCTTTAGCCGAGTCAGCTTTCCCACCTTTTTCATCGCCACCTTGTGCAATGTTTCCAGCAGTTCCACCCATGTCGTTAGCGCCAGCTACTGGAGACTTAGTGTTATCACCGTTGTCGCCCATATTAGCTGTTACTTTTTCAACATACTCACGCATTTCAGTGTTGGCATCTTTTTTGCCTTCAAATGCTGGTGCTACTTCAAGATCGGCTTCAGGAGCAATAGCTTCTTCTGCCTCATCGTCATCACCTTCGTCGTCTCCAGCGTCCATATCCATTTCTGGTTCTGCATCGCCTTCGTCTTCGTCACCGTCTTTATCAGCCATCATAGCGTCAAATTCAGCTTTTAGGTCATCGAATGTATCTTCCAAATCAGTGACTCTGTCTTCAATGTCTTCGTCATCTTCTTTGTCACCTTCTTCGCTGTCTGCGGCAATATCTGCCATCATGTCATCAGCGGCATCGCCACCCATGTCATCTTCAGCTTCTGGTGTAATTTCGTCTACAAAGTTTTCGTCAACTTCTTCGTCTGAAGCTTCGTCTACTTCTTCATCAGTTGCTTCGTCTACTTCTTCGTCAGTAGCTTCGTCAACTTCTTCGTCAGTTGCTTCGTTAGTTTCTTCGTCGTTGCTTGACTCATCAACTTCTTCGTCAGTAGTTTCATCTACTTCTTCATCAGTTGCTTCGTCTACTTCAACTTCTTCTACGTCATCTTTTAATAAGTTTTCATAGATATCGCGTGATTTCTCAACTACGATTTCGTGGAACAATTCTTCTGCTCCCGCTTTGTCTTCAGCAATTAGCTTTTCAAGCATTGCTTCAAATTTATTTTGATTAGCCATTTTTTATCTCCTCCTGTTGTTTAGATACGATAAGCTGTCAGTTGTATTTATGGAAAATGATTAAAAGGGTGGTTAAACCGGTCAAAACGAGCCGATTTTACATTAAGATTGTAAATTCACGAATTTTTCAGTGAATTCAGCTACTGTAATATGGGATAGGTTACCTAAGGGTCTTAAATTGTCTGGGCAGTAATCATCCTTATTCTCTACTACACGTATATATCTCTTTCCAACATTTTTTTGAATTACTATTCCTGTTTGCCTGCTCCAATTGCCATGATATGTTGCTACTTCTTCGCTTCTTTTGTAGTTTTTTGTATTTGCATACAAATTATTAATTTTGCCTTCTATTCCTTCGTAGTCAAAGCCTAGTATGTATATTTCGCTGTGTTGATGATCTGCACCATAAGATGCTAACCATAATGCTGTAGGTCCACTTGACCAACCTAAAGGATCAGCAAAGTAGTTAAAGCAATGAAATTTTTCGTATAGTTTGTTTGGATTAGTCCAAACTTTGTTTTCGTGTTGATACTTTGAATTGTTAATTTCAGTAACCATCTTAGTATCTACAGCAACAAGATAGTCAGGTCTTAATCCTGATCTGTAAACAGCGTTACAGGCATATAATGTTCCGTGTGCTTTAAGTGGTTCTAAGGGTATAGGTTTTCTTGACGTGCCGTTACCAATAACAAATGCTATTGACATTTTTAAACAGCCTGTTCTGCATTCGCGGCAAGTCCATACATTTGTCTTACGAAATGTAATTCCTTGTCCTGCTCCTCTTTGTGCAAATCAGATGCTTTACGCATTTTGTTTATCTGACGTAATGTTAAACGTGTCTTACGTGTGTCGTCTTTTTTCATAATTGAATCATCAGACTTGGGATCGTAAGCGTTGTTTTCAACTGGCTCCAAAGTTTCTTTATCAAAATAAAATAGTTCACGTAGTATCATGTTAATATTTATCCTTCAGCGCCTGGTACTGGGGCATCATCGCCTGTTACTGTTTCTGGTGGTGTGCCTGCTCCGCCATCTTCTGGTGCCGGTGCGTCTGGATCAACTGCTTCATCTTCCATTCCGCCAAGGTCTGCACTCATGCCTGCGGCACTAACACCTGCTCCACGCATTTCGCCTGCGGCGTCTGTTGGAACTGGAGTTAAGTTTTCGTCATTTTCTTCACGCCAGAACTTTTCGTTCTCTGCAACTTCTTCTGCACTTAGTCCTAAGAAACGTTTAAGTGCAAATCTATTTGACACATAAGGTATAGCCGCCATTTGAGTAAATGTTCCAACTCTTGCATTGTCAAGTTCTGATTGTCTGTAACTTGCAAAGTTTTGTGGTGGTTGCATCCTTAGGTCAAACATTGCTGTGTCAATGTTAATACCTTTTTCTAATAGGTAGCGTTTAAAGTCTTGATTAAATTGTTCTGTTAAAAGTCCTTGTAGTCTTTCGCAATAGGTGTTAAAGCGTAACTCTTGAATGTACGCAGTACCCACTCGCCCATCTTGGAATGCACTAGCACCATCGTCAGGCCCTGTAGGAAGATAAGAACTAGGAATACGCAAACCGCGTACCAACTTATTAGTAAAATATCTAAGATCATCAATCTCTCCTAAGTTTGTACCACCTGGTAGTGTTTCAACTTTAGATCCACGTCCTTCTGCTGTTTGCGGAAAGAAGTAATCTTCGTTAATGCTTAATGGGTTATAGCTAGAGTCAATAACATTATTTCCTCCACCTGTACTACTTGGAATACGTCTTTGGTGTATATCTGTTTTTACACGTTCAACAAATTGCATTGCCAAGTGTGATGGCATATTACCTACGTCAACGTAAAATACTCTACGTTCAGGTGCTCTTTGCACTCTGTAAATAATAATAGCATCTTCTAATAATTCTTTTTGTTTGTATACTTTAAATATACTTTCTAACAAACTGTTACCAAATGGGAAGTTGTTGTCTAACCCTTCTGATAAACTTAGGTGTACAATATGTTCTGCATCAACTGCAAACTCTGATTCGCCTTTTGCAAAACGTCCACCTTGTAATGCTTGGTTAGGTGCACCTGTCATTCCACGTGAGCCACCAGTCATGTAACCTTCGCCACCGCCTGTAACATTACCGTTTGTTTGTAATGGAGTAGTTGCTACGTTTGAAACAAAGTTTAAGTTTACATTTTTAATAACATACTGTTCAGGTTTTTTACCTTCTGATTCGTTAACAATAATCTTTGTAACGTTTGCAGGATCAATGTAATGCCATTTTTTAGTTTCTGGATCTCTAATAAAAAATGCATCACCATACTTGAATACATTACGTAAAATACGAAACATTTTTGTTTCAAAGTTTTGTATTTTACACCACTGTTGTAAGTATAGTTTAAGTGTTTGTACTTCTGTATTAGTTGCATCAGATTTGAAATCCATAACAAACGGACTTCTGTTTGAAGTATTTTTTTGGGTTGTAAATTCTGCTAAAATATCTAATGCGGCATTTACTTCACTATCGTTGTCCATAGTGTTATATTGTCCGTATCTTTCAACACGATTTGGAGAACCTACATATACATCTGGCAAGTAACTTGAATAGTTTGCTTGGGCAGGACCCATACCTTGGTTAGTACTTCCGCCAAGTGGGCTATAACTGCCGTCTTGGGCAGAACCTGTTGGAACTGGCGTAAAATAACGTTTCCAACTCATTATGCCGCTCCTGATATTGCGTTTGTCATAGCTTTTCCACCTTTAGTTTGTTTTTTAAGTTCATCTAATATAAGTGTGTTAGTACTATTTAACTGATTCAGTAAGCTACTCGACTTATCTTGACTCTCATTATTGACATTTAATACTTTAGTAAACGATGCTTTGGTTTCAGCATCCATATTTTTGTATTCTTCGTTGTATTGTCCAATTTGTTTAATTAATTCTTTTAAGTTTTTGGTTACTTGTTTAAGGTTTGCACCATCCATAGTTTCAATATATGCCGCAATGCCTTGTAACCCATCTCCAATAGCTTTAATTCCAGCGGAATCAATATCAGCAAACGCCTCAAGGTCGTCAGCCATATCTTTCATTCCACCATCATTGCCAAACAATCCGCCAATGAATTTACTAAAGCTATCCATAATACCGTCACCGGTAAATGCCGCAATACCTGTTTGTAAACTAGTTAATGCAGGACCCATATCCTTCATTGATTTAGAATCAATACCTTCAAACGATTTAACGCCTGCGGCAATTTTTTCTAATACGCCTTCACTCATAAACGATGCAACAACACCGCCTTTAGCAAGACCCATAATATTATCTGTAAGTGGTTTTAAGGCCCCACCAACGTCACCTAATTTTTTTGAATCAAGGTCTTCAAACTTTTTCAATCCAACTGCAACATTGTCAACAGATGTGGTGATCGAATCTATCAACGCCGCAATTCCAAATCCTGCTACACCTACTCCGGCAAATGCTACTCCAATTGCCAAAACGCCTGGCGTTGCTAATGCTAACGGAGCCGCCATAGCCGCAACAGCCGCTGTGAATCCAATTAATACAGCCGCGGCACCAATACCGCCCCACATTAATGCTTTACCCCACGATTCAAATTTTTCAATTATTGGACCTAATGATTCAAACAATCCTCCCATTAGTCCACTTGATTTCGAACCTGCATTTTTATTATGCTCCGGATGTCCTGGTGGCGGACCTGTGTCAGCACCAAATAATGTTTTGATAGGATTAATAAGATACTTGGTTACTAGTTCACCAATGCTTAACTTGCCCCAATCTTTTTTAAAGTCTTCAACCATTGTACCAAGGTTGTCAAACAATGTTCCTAGTCTATCAACAAATCCCTGAATAGATGTTTGTGTTTCGTCTTTGTTGAACCATGCTGTAAGGTCTGACATCACTTTTTGCAGTTTGTCAAATATACCTGAGTCAAGCAATTTAACTAAGATAGTACTACGTATCTTTTCAATCATACTATCAAAGTCAGTAAGTGTTTTATCTTTAGCCGCAATAGCATCTAATTGTTTTTGTTCTGCATCACTAAGTTTTCCACCAACTTCACCCATTTTTGCTAGTGCTAATACAGCATCATATGTAGTATCACCTAGTGCTTGTGATTGTGCAATTACTGCCGCATTTTCCTTAACAAACCTTTTTGCTTCTTCTACTTGCAAGTTAGTCATCTCTGCAAAATCATCTGCTGATAAAGAACCATCTCTCAATCCTTGTGCCATTGTTGCAAACTCTGGATTAGTTCGTAGCAAACTCTTTCCAAAGTCACTTAATGGAGCACCGTTAGTTGCAATCAATTCTTTTATTGCGTCTTCCATTTCTGGACTTCCGCCTTTGATCAATGCTAAACTAGCATTCATTTGTTCTTGAACGCTAGAATCCATGTTCATGAACAATGCTTGTAATCTCTTATCAGTACTTTGAGCTTTTAATTCTTCTGCGGCTTGCTTTCTAGACATACCTGTAATTTTAGCAAGTGCATCAAGTTGCATAATATAATTCTGTGTGCCTTTAGCAAGACTTCTATCAGAACGATCTTTCAATCTACCTTGAATTCTTTGTAAGTCAATATAGTCAGCTGTAAACTCAGTTACATCTTCCATTGTCATACCTAGTTTAGAAAAATCTGTTTGTGATTGCTGTACATATTTTGAAATTTTAGAAAATCTATCAGCACCTGTAGTTGCGCCGCCAAATGCTACTGCTAACATCTGTGAATTTTCTTGTATTGTACCTGCTAAGGTAGCCATGTTTAATCCTGCTTCAGCGGCACGTCTTTGCATTTCAAACATACTAGAACCAAAGTCAATACCTGCTCCAGACAATGATCTGTACATGTCAATTTGATTATCAAGTACATTCAGCATTGTTTGGCCAAACTGACCAATCACGCCGCCTACAATAGGAAATTTTGATATTAGTCCTGTAACATGCTGTCCAAAGTCACTTATTCGATTACCGCCAGCAATTAGTTCTTTACCAAGACCACCAAATGTTTGGATAGTATTACCTATTCCGCTGAATAGTCCTAATGAGTATCTATCAAATGCTTTTGCAGTATTTCTAACTCGTTCTGAAAGTTTCTTCTGTGCTTTGGTTGCGTCTTTCTTAGCTTCAGTACCTTCTGCTGTAGCCTTGTTATCTTCTTTAGATATAGCAACGCCTTTGGTTTTGACGTCATTTGCCATTTTTTCAGTGGCCGCACCACCGCCCTTGGAGCCTTTTTCCATTAGTGCAACTAGACGTTGGAGAGTAGCTTCACTAGCCGCATTGCTAGTAACTCCATCCATTCCACCGCCTCTGTATGTGACATCAACCATTTATTAAGTACCTATATAACTCAGATTCATAAATATACTATATGAACACTTATTATTTATCCGGAGAAAAACCATGCCAGAAATAGAGAGAAGCGGAGCCAATCCGTTACAGAAGTATTTTAGGCAACCAAAAATTTACATTAAGTTGCCAAGCAACGGCAGATGGTATCCTAATGGAAGTTTAGAAGTAACAGACAATATGGAATTCCCTGTTTATGCAATGACGGCAAGAGATGAACTTATGTTTAAAACTCCTGATGCATTACTTAACGGTCAATCTACAGTTGATGTTATCCAAAGTTGTGTACCTAATATTAAAAACGGTTGGGACATACCAACACTTGATATTGATACACTATTGGTTGCTATTAGAATTGCCACATACGGGGAGAAATTAGAATTAACTTCTAAAATCCCAAATACAAAACTAGAACGTAAATTTGACCTAGACTTAAGAGTAGTACTTGACAAGTTTCAAAATGTTGCGTTTGATGATACTCTTACAATAGACGAGCTTACCCTTACAGTAAGGCCGCAAACGTATCGTGAGTTTACAAAAGTTGCAACTAAGACTTTTGAAGAACAGCGTATTGCTTCAGTCATACAAGAAGATGATATGACAGAAGAACAAAAACTAGAAATCTTTAATCAAGCATTCCAACGCTTAACAAGTATTACAGTTGATATGGTCATGCAAGGAATTGTATCGATCCAAACAGGTGAAGATGTTGTAACTGACAAATTACACATTCAACAGTTTATACAAAATGCAGACAAGAAGTTTTATTCTTCTGTTGTTGAAAGTATGGAATCACAAAAGAAAAAGTTTACGTTAGAGCCAATCACAGTTGACGCAACAGAAGAAGAAATCAAAGAAGGCGCACCTAAGCAATGGGAAATGCCTGTTTCGTTTGATCAATCAAATTTTTTCGTATAAGGATAGCTTCTAAGTCTCTAGAGGATATCCTAAGACTGGTCGACAACCTAGAAAACGAGACAAAAAACATCAAGATGGAACTTGCACGCCTGTGTTGGTACATGCGTGGTGCAATTAGTCTTGAAGAAATGTATCAAGTGGGTCCTGAAGATAGAGAAATATTCGCTAAACTAATTAAAGAAAACTTAGAGACTGCTAAAAAGACTGGGCAACCGTTCTGGTAGGATTTAGCAGAAAATCAAATAAAATATAACCCACGAAAATAATGCTCCTTTAGCAAAGGCTGTCCACATCATTTGATAGTCGGATAGCTTTGTGCATTTTTGGAAATCATGTATATGTTGTTCGTGCCAGTTAATTAGATTTTTTAAATACTGTTTCATTTTGCAATTAACATCTGTCGTACTTGTTTCTGCACACCTGCTTTAGCAATTCTTGTTGCTAAGTCTGGCAAATCAACTGTGCTACCTTGCGATGTAGTACTACCACCTACTAGGTCTTGTTTGATACTGTCTGTATTTGCACCAGACTGTTTAATTTTTTGTGCTAGTGCTTTAACATTGCTTTGTGTAGGTGTAGCTGTGTTGCTACCCGGTTTTTTAGGCGTTGTTGGTTTACTAGATGGTTCTTGTTTGCCTGGTTTAGTTGGAGCGCCTTTAGTATTTGTACTGTCTAAGTTCTTTGCACCTGTGTTTGTAGGCTCAGCTTGAGCAGGTTCTGCTGGTGCTTTAGTTGGTTTAGCTGGTGTTTGTGTGTCTTTTGTATTATCACTTGCTGTTGACGCTTGTGTTGCGTCTGCGGCACCATCTGTAGGTGTTTGTGCATCAGCTTTAGTTACTTCGTCTGGACTAATTGGTGCTTGTGTTGATCCTGCAATACTGCTTATCTGATCGTTAGTTAATCCTGCACCTGATAAAATATTTACAATGCTACCGGAATCAGTTGGTTCACCCATCTTCTTCCAATCTTTATTAAGTTTGTTAGCAGTAACTTTGTTACCTACATCTTTAGCACCTTGCTTAACTGCACCAACTGCTCCTTTGGCACCTTTAGCAACTGCTCCCGCACCTTGCTTAACTGCTCCTGCGGCTTTACTTGCAACTTTACCTGCACCACGTTTTAGTTTAGCACCTAGTGAATTAGGATTGTCTAATGGTAGTTCTTGTTGTGCTGGATCTGCTTCTTGTAAGTATTCGTTAAATGCATCTTCATAATCAATTGATTCTGCTTTATCTCCTACTGCTCCAAAGTCTGAAAGTTTTTGACTCTTGTCAAAGTTTTTATCTACAGGTGTTGCATCACTTCCGCCTTTAAGATCAAGTTCCAGTTGTTTCATTTCTTCTGGTGCAACAGGTTTAACTTTGTGCATTTCTTTTTTAGCATCATCAACTGTTGCCGCCGCACCTTGTGCCGCCGCCGCTATTGCTCCGCCTGCATCGTTAACTGCCGCTATTGCTTTGTCGCCATCATCAAGTACAGCAATTACAGCATCTATCTGATCACTTGTTAACGCATCTTTTGGAATGTCTTTAATAGCAAGTGCTAGTGTTGTAAGATCTGAGTTTGCTGTTTGTGTTGCAGAAAGAAATTCGTGCAGTTGTCCTGCCGCTTTATAATACTCTGGCGAAAATACTTTTACTGACTGTGTTGCCGCTACTAAATCTTTATATTGTGCAAGTTCGTCTGGTTTAAAAACTGTGTGGTAGTTGTAAAAGAATCCGTTAATGTTACCTGATGATTTATGAAGCATTGCACCGTCAAGTACACCTTTATCAAATCCTGCATCAGCAATAGCACCGTCAACTGCCTTTTCAAAGTTTGCATCTTCAAACCCTTTCATCATAGCATCTGCTTGAGCTTCATCTGCAAGTGCCATGTTGGCCATAATGTTATCTGACAAGTATCTAAAGCCTGCTCCAACAAGAGCACCATATGCCGCTGTTTTAACTGACTTACCAACTGCTGTTGAAAGTTTTTCACCTTGTAATAAATCTTTAGTACCACGTAGTACTAGACCTGCGGCCGCACCACCTAGTGGTCCTCCTGCAAATGCCGCAATGGTTGTTAGTATACCTACTGCTAGTGTTGCCTTACCTGGATTAGCTTTTGCCCAATCACTAATTTTATTAACGCCTGCAACAATTTTACTGTCGCTTGAACCAATTTTCTTTTTAAGTTCTTCAAACTTTGCATCAGCATTTTTAACTGGGCCTGCGTTTTGTGCTAGTCTGCCTAGCTCATTAATCTTTGCATCAACTTTTTTAGCTAGATCAACGGGTAACTTAGCCGCCGCTCCAACTTTACCTAGTGCAGTTTTATTATCTCCACTGGCCATTGCTGTTTCTTCAGCACCTTTGAAGATTGATTGTATTTGATCTGGTGTAAGTTCTGCTTCTGCTAGTATTGAATACTGCTCAACCAGTGGCCAAAGCTCTAATTCAAACCTTGTTAAATAATTTTGCTGTGCTTCATTAAGATCTTGCCAGCCTTCATTTAATATAGTTTGAGTCTTGCTTGTGAGTACTTCGTTGAGTTTCATTATTCAGTCCTTATAGTAACTTTGCTAATTCTGCTTTGTCTTGAGGACTTAGTGCGTCAATTTCTTTTTGTAAATCAGCCGGTATACCGCCTTGAGCACTTGCTGAACCAAACTTATCACCTAAACTAGCTGGACTACTTGCAGTTGCCGCTTGTCCTGCCGCACCTTTAAACGAATCTTGTGCAATTCCTTGTAACAAATCGTCTACTTGTTTAGGAGTCATTTGTCCTTGTACACCCTGCATACGCTTTGTTGGAAGTTTTTGTTTTTGTAAAAAGTCCATAACTTGATCTGCTGTTGGTTGTTTTGGATTACCACCAGTTTGACCCATATAGCCTCTATATTGTGTGAATATTTCTTTTGCTCTGGCGTTTTGGTCTACTTTACCCGTCATGCCAGCCGCTGTGCCTTTAGCGCCAACGGCGCCTGCTACTTTTGCGCCAGCTTTTCTTGCTAGGTTACCTAGGGCACTTCCGCCAGGAGCCTCAGATACTGCTGTTTCTGTAACTATTTGATTAATTTTCATAGTAAACTCCTTTGTATAATATATTTATACTTAATTAGTCGCAAACTATCATTAAATATTTGATATGGTTACACATTATAATATAATGTCTGACGGTAATGAAGTTGCTAGACTCAATAGTATGGAAGAAGCGACCCAAGCCGTAGAGATGTTCCGTATTCAGTCCCCACACAGTGATTTCGAAATAGAGATAGTCGAAATTAGTAGTGTCAAACCTGGATTTGGACGTGATCCTGATTTACATTAGAGTCACGATCTGAATTGTTCCAAGTGTTTGTGTGGATTCGTTGTTCGATAGTTGTGAATTGTTTAGAACAAGTACTTCGTACTTGTTGTTTTTCGCTGTCGCTCAAACACTTATATCTTTTAATGTTATAAAGGAATAATGTATGAATAATAAGTGCGAAGCACTTTAGCATTATCTAGATAGTTGAGCCACAATTCGCCCGTTGCCGGACGAATTAAAAAAAATGACTACTCCTACATTATCTGAGTGAGCATCGCCACAATCTATTAAAGAAGATTGTAATATAATTACACGGAGGCGGCGTACCGCATACCCCCTACTTCAGCATTCGCATAATACGCGGAAAGCAGTTAATCCCTAATAGTCGAAATCACTTACTCTGTGGTTGCTTTTTCTCAGAGCCACAATCTTTTATACCTAAGTTAGTATTGTCCTTGCAACACACTAGATCCACCGGTGGATTTCCCACAAGTTCATAGCGAGTCGAGCTACCTCGACCAAACAATGTTGCTATGTTTGCCTATAATTTACGTAATTCTTCTTTTAGAATTTTAGAACCGCCGACCCGTACATTAATAATTCCGTTATAATACTCGTCTGTTTCTAGTACTCTACGGTCAAACTGTTCTTTAGCCTCTAAGTAACTTGCTAAGCCTCTGCTTTTACAGTAATGTAATATTTCTCTGGTGAATTTATCAGTGCCTAATTCTTCAACGTCTCTTAATAAGTTATCACTGGAGCCCCAATAGTCTCTCCAATCTGATTCTTTAGTTCCGCGTCTTTTGTTTTTTCTGCCTTTGAGTGGTGGCTTAGTTGTCTTAAATTTAGCTAGTTTTTTGCCTACGTACTTGCGATTATCAGTGATGTTAGTGATTAGATAAACAAATGCTTCGCAATCTTCCGGAAGTTCGTCTATTTTCTTACCTTTATAAGTCCACTGCATGAACTTACTTACATTAAGCCTATGTGTCTTGCTCTTGATTCTGGTTCTTCTTGTTAGATGTGAAGTCGTCCATGATTTCTACTCTGCGTGTAGAACACAAACGACGAATTTCGCTTAACCACCTACGTGCTTCACGTTTAGTACGTTCGCTTTTGCGAATTTCAAACGCTTCATTGGCTTTATAGTATTGCATATAAGCCTTTGTAAGTAGATCATGCGTATCGTCTGTCATTATTGTATTTCTATATCGTTATCATAACTAGTAAAGCCGTTTTCTTTTATAACTTTAAGTACATTTGTAACTCTACCCATTAGTTCGTCTTTGTGTGAAATTAGATATACGTTCTTACCACGTTCTCTAGCCATTTTCTTAAGAATACTAATAGAACTTTCAACACCTGCTGTGTCCATACCACTATCAATAAGCTCATCAATGAATAGTAAGTTAATATTTTGATATAAACTTTCCCATACATCACGGAAACTCCAACTCATACCAAGTATAAGTCTATTACGTTCACCTCTACTCAAGTTATCAAAGTCTAAGTCCTGTCCTAGTTGTTGTATTTCAACTGTTAGGTCATTTTTAAACACTACAGTATGTGGTAAACCTATTTTGTCTAAGTAATATGTAAGTCTGTTGTTTAAGTATGCTAAGTTTTGTTCAATAATCTTCTTACGAATAAAACTATCTTTGTTTGTTAGCAACTTATACAAAAAGTCTTGATGTTCTTTAGTACTAGTCAGTTCATTTACTGTTTCCCAGTTAAGTTCTTGAATAGCAGTTTCTTTTAAATCGTCAATTTGTTCTTGGTAAGGATCAACTTCATCCTTCTTTGCCTGTAAAGCAATCTTTAAGTTCTCAACATTGTGTTGATGCTCATATGCTTCTTTAGCATTTTCATAAAATGTGTTAGGCTTACTTTCAATGTCGCCTAAGTCTTCAATCTTTTTAATTACCTTATCAAACTTACTAGCAATTTCAATTAGGTATGTGTGTGCATCACCGTAATCAGTTTGTAGCTTTTCTTTAAGTTCTTCTAACTTTTCATCGTGTAAGTCTTGTCCACAAGCATAACACTTTGCATGTTCTAAGTCATCTAATTCTTTACCAGACTTTTTCATGTTCTTGTCAGCTTGTTCTAATGCACGTTCAACTGTTGATCTTTCTTTGATCAAGTTATTATGCTTATTTGTTTTGTCTGCCCACGAACTTAGTAACTCGTGTGCTTCTAGTTCAGCGTCAATGTCTAGTTTTTCTAAGTCTTTAATTGCTTTGTCAAGTTTATCACAGTCTTGTTTGTTTTGAGAGATCCATGCTTTACGTCTTGTATGTAACCTATCAATATTTTCTGTAATTTTTTCATTACTTGCTGTTACTGCCGTAAGTCTAGCAGTTTCATCTGTGAGTTGGTCTTTAACAATCTTAGTTTGTTCTCTAAGTTTGTCAGCTTTCTCACTTAATATAGTAATACCTAACAGTTGCTCAATGATTGCACGTTGATCGTTGCTCTTTAATGACAAAAACGGCTCTGTATATGTGTTAAGTGCAAGAATATGCTTAAACATATCATGACTCATACCAAGAAGCGTGTTGATATCCTCTTGTGTCTTACGACTATCGCCTTGACTTTCGTCTGTAATCTCTTGATCAGTACCATCAATGCTAAATTTTAACAAATTAGGTTTACGTCCACGCTCAATATGATAATTTCTACCATCTTTTTCAAACGTGAGGGTTACTAACATTGCTTTGTTATTAGTTTTGTTAACTAAATTGTCTTTGCGAATGTTAGTTAGTGCTTGGCCGTACAGGGCGTAGGATAATGCGTTAATTATCGTAGTTTTACCTGTACCGTTACGGGAACCTGAATCGTCACCTCCTTGATCTAAGTTTTCACCAAGCACTAACGTTAGTTGTTCTCTATCGAAATCAACTCCTTGTGTAGCATTACCTACACTCATAAAATTCTTAACTGTTAATTCTTTAATTTTAATCATCTCTACCTAGATCCCTATATATGTCTAACAGTTTTTTCCTATCAAAGTTGTCTGAATCGATTGCTTCAATCTCTTTAGCTACAATTTCATCAACACTTTCAAACTGTGCAATATCAATCTCACTATTAATCTCGTCATCTTTGGTACTAGGAATTAATGTAATTTCTCTACATTCATATTCTTTAATAAATGTTTCTTTAATAAAACTTGCTTCTTCGTAACTAATAGGTAAGTCTAGTGTAACTCTCAAATACATCTTAGGTTTAATAAGTGTATCTTTCTCATCTAGTAGTTGACTAAGTTTAACTGTGCGATACTTAGGACAGTTCCACCAGTTAATGTACTGTGGTTCCCCACCGTGTTCTAAAATCATCATACCACGTTCGTCATCCCATGCATCTGCATAGTTGTGTGGTAGTGCATTACCAATATAATGTACAGGACCTTTTACTTGTCTTTTGTGAAAGTGTCCACTAAACACATATTCTTGATTTTTAAAATGTTCTGCTTTTAGTTCTCCGTGATCTGGCATCTGCACCATAGCGTTCATGTAGAAGCTAGGTAGTTCAAAGTGTCCAAACACGTATTTGCTTTTTAATTTACTAATCTTTTTCCATTCATCACCAACTAGCCATGGGACTAGTGTACTATCACCAATGGTCATTATTTCATTAACCATTGTAATGCCTTCAATGTGCTTACCAAAAGCAACTGAATTCAAATCTCTTTTATCTTTATAATATAAATCATGGTTGCCAGGAAAGAAATAAAACTTTTCAAATGCCTTACCAAGTTTTTCCAATGCTCGAAGCGTAGCATCAAGTGTAGTGATGTTCAAACTGTTTCTATTATGATGCCAGTCGCCCATAAAGATACCAGTCTCACAGCCGTTAGCTTGAGCTTGTTCAATATACCAATCTACGAATTCTTCGCAGTCGTCATTGTGTGTTTTAGAATTGGACTTGAGTCCAAAGTGTATGTCTGTAAAGACAGCCGCCTTTTTAAACAAAATTATACCTCACGATTTATACTTTATTGTACAACATATAGATTTTACTGTCAACCTATTTTTTAACAGGAGCGGTTTTAGCTACTGCATTCTTTCGATTGTGTTCTTCTAGTTGAGCTTCCCATTGTCCTTGATTCTGTCTAGTAAAGGAAGGATTCATATTATTCATTTCTAAGATATCATCACGAATGTTTTGATTACGCTTTTCAATGTTAATAATTCTAACAAAACTATTTGTAACAGCGGCAGTATAATATGCAAATGGATTATTTGATTTTGACTCGTCAAATTGTAATCCTATTTGTGTTAACTGTAAAATTGCTTGGCCACGCATTTCGTCATTATAAGTATAACCTCTTACGTTACCACGTGTAGCATATCGTTCACACAATTTCATCCACATCAAAGCAAGTTTATTAGTTGCTTGTCCGCCTCTTAAACTAAAGTGTCCATTCTCCATTCCGCCTTCCCAATGACTTTTACCTACAAGCTCTAATTCATCATTGTCATTGAACCTGTAGTGTACAAATGGGGGAAAGTTTAATTTTACCTTGGTATCTGCTATCGTTTTAGGATTTTTCTTCCTACCTTTTTCTTCTGGAATGTGATCATACGTCATAACACGGAAAATTAAGTCTGTTTTAGCTATTTTTCGGTAGTCTATTTCTGTATCTGCCTGCTTTACCTTCTCTCCAGCCTTCTTCCTTCGCTCATATTCAGCGTAACCAATGCGTTTCGCCTGGTTTCTTTTTGCTTCTGCTATAGTTCTGATGTTAATTTTTGACACATCAGGTAAAATAATATCATATTGGGCATAACTGTCGTCTGTAAAACTACTGTATGTACTCTTTGACTTATGTATTTCAGAAAGCAGATCTCTGTTGTTTAAGTAATTTACTTTTCTCATGTAAGAATTCTCCATATTAAAGTTCTATTATAAACTACGTAGATAATAAAGTCAACTAAATAATGTAAAGGAGATCGCCAAATGTCATCATTTGATTTTGCAAAACTAGGAAACAGTATTAAAAACGGGGTGAGTGATTTTACAAGCAACCTGACAGGTGCAGTAGAAGATGCGGCCAATGCTGTGTCTGATTTTGTAAATGTAGATGGGTTTGCTAAAGATATTCGATCTAAAAATTTGCCAGACGGTTCTCTAGCGAAACTTGGTGGTACTGCAACTGAAACGGTTGGGTTTAAGAAGCCAGTTAACCGAGACTGGCGTGTTAGATTAAGTATTCCTAATGTGGCAAGTTTCAAAGCATCTCCGTTATTAAGTCCATTAAAACAAACCAATGGATTAGTTTTTCCGTTTACCCCTACAATTATTGTAGCACACTCAGCAAACTATCAAGCAATTACCCCTACACATACTAATTATCCGTATTTTGCTTACCAGAACTCACAAGTGGATCAACTTGTTATTACAGGTGACTTTTTTGTACAAAATGGCGTTGAAGCAGAGTATTGGGTAGCGGCTTTGCATTATCTACGTTCAGCAACTAAAATGTTTTATGGTGGAGAAGCTGAAACATTAGGTGCACCGCCACCAGTTGTTAAACTTAATGGATACGGAGATTTTATTTTTAATAATGTGCCAGTTGTAGTAACAAACTTTACAGTTGACTTACCACAAGATGTTGACTATATTGCAACAGGACTTGGTAAAGCGATGTCAACAGAAAAAAGTGTATCAGGAGCCGCTGGGCAAACGATAAAAGAAAAACGAGATAGCGTAAGTTGGGCACCAACACAAAGTTTAATAACAGTTACAGTACAACCGCTTTACAGTAGACGTGAAATTGAAAAATTTAGTTTACAGAATTATGTTAACGGTGAATATATTAAAAATGGCGGAGGATTTATTTAATGGCAGTTTACAGCCAATCAAGCCCGTGGCACAATACGCCTGAAAACGAAAGTGGCGAACATATGGATCTATTGAGGATTCGAACAGTACCGGCTTCGTCAGACGATGCGTTATATGAAGTTGAACCTCAATACAATCATCGTCCAGATTTATTAGCATATGACCTTTACGGTTCACCAAAACTGTGGTGGGTATTTGCACAACGCAATATGGATACTATTAAAGATCCTATTTATGATTTAAAAGTGGGAACTAAAATTTATCTTCCAAAGGCATCGGATATCAAGTCTAGACTGGGAGTTTAAATATGTCTCTCCTAGGTGAAATAAACAAACTTAAAAACGAAAAAATAAGACTTGAAAACTTAGTCAAAAACGAGCTTGGCGGAAATCCTCATAGCTTTATGTCTGAAGAAGATATTAAAGCGGCAAAACAATCTTTATCTAAAGTTAAGCAAGATTTAGCAAGAAGTCAGCGTGTTAATAAGATTCAAAGAAACACAATAGATAATGAACTAGAACAATTTACCTCAGTAAATCATATGTTTGGATTATACTGTTTATCCACAGACGAAATATTAGACCCTGACAATACATATATGGGTGCCCAAGGCGAACCAGAAGTAGTTATTATTAAAAGTGGCGGCGGAACTAGAGCTATGGGCGAACGTAAAGCTCAAACTATGTTAGAAAAAGCCGGAGGTAGAGTTGAATACTTTATGGATGATGTTACTATTGAATCTGTAATAGGATATAATAGTGAAACTCGTGCAATGCAAATGCACAAGGGTGGATTTTCAGTAACAGAACCTTACAGCATGGGACAGTTTCTTGAAACTTTACAAGTTGCGGCTGTTATGGCTGGACACTTAACTTATACGTTTGCAACATTTTTATTAACAATTGAATTTGTAGGATATACAGATGACAATCAAATGAAGCGTATTGCAAAACGACAAATACCAATTAAGATAACAGATTCAACAATGTCTGTTAGTTCTTCTGGTACAGTTTACGAAACAACATTTATTTCTGCAAATTCTAGTGCTAACAGTGATTCAGTACAAAAAATTCCATCAGACATTCAAATTGTTGGAGGCGATCTCCAAGAAGCATTACAAAGTGGAATACAAAGTTTAACTACTGTGCTTAATACTAATTTGTTAAAACGTGAAGAAGGTAATAAAAAGAAATTTGCTGATCAATTCATTATATTATTTCCACCTGGTGATGCTTTAGAAAGTAGAAAACTAGCTACTAAGAAAGAAGATGATGCTACAGTTAACGATATAACTGCTCAAGAAAAAGTTGAGTCATTAACAGGTAAATCTCAAAGTACACAAATAATTGACTACGAAGCATTTTTAGAAAAAATTGCAGGTGTTTCAGTAAAAAGGTCAGACCTTGGCGAAGCTATTGTATCACAAAGTTTAGCAACCGGAAATATAAATCCTATCGGAACATCAAAACTAGTTACTGATAAATTGCAAAATGGTAGTATTCAAAGTGCTGGAGCCGATAAAGTTTATGATGAACAAAAAGATGTTTATGAACAAAAAGCAAATTATATACCAGAAGGCAAACGTGCTTTTAAGTTTGAAAAGGGTACAAAGATTAACAGCATTATTGAGGAAATGGTTTTATCAAGTGAATATGGTAAAAGTTTATTAGATCAAAAATTAGTTGACGGCTTCCGTCCTTGGTTTAGTATATTGCCAATGGTGTTTCAAGTTCCGGTAAAGGATATAGAAGCAAGTAAAGGCCGTCCACCGTTTATCTATATTTTTAAAGTAATACCGTATGAAGTACATGCTAGTACTTGGATGGGTCCTGGAGATGTTGCACCGGCAACACCAATAGATCATATTGCAAAAGAATACAATTATTTGTACACAGGTAAAAACAAAAATGTATTAGAATTTGATCTAACATTTAATAACAGATATCTAACACCTGTTCCAAGAGATGGTAGTGCAGATACAGAAACTGCACAGAATGATGGAGCAAGTGCTACAGCTAATAGTGAAGACAAATCAAATATAATAGCACAAAAAGAAGGCGACCCTACACCGTCATTAGATCCTTTAAAATCAATTATTGAATCTGATATTGAAATTATTACATCAGGTATGAGAGCTGTACCATCAGATGCTAAAGAAGTAATTGCACGTACTTTCCATAAAGCATTGGTCTATAGTATGGTAGATTTAGTAAGAGTTGAATTGCAAATAATGGGAGATCCTTATTACATTAGTGATAGTGGTACAGGAAATTATATGTCAGCACAAGGATCAACTTGGTTTGCAGACGAAAACGGACATATTGATCATGTACGTAGTCAACAGTTTATTGAATTAAATTTTAAAACACCTTATGATTATAGTGCATCATCAAGTACAGTAGAATTTCCTGTAACTAACGATGAAGCCGGTGGAGTTAAAGTTAGACAATTTAGTGGATTATATAAAGTAACTTATGTTAAGTCTGAATTTAATCAAGGTAAGTTTATACAAACACTATCATTGTTAAGAATGAATACACAAACAGAATTAGATTACAAAAAACAAAAAGGACCTGAAGAAGATCAAGGACCAGCCGAAGAAGGCACTATAGCAAAAAATCATCAACCTGGTTATGGCTATGGCGGAGGACACCACGCATGATGAATCCATTACTAGATAAAGTTTCAAAAGATAAAACTCCAATAATGATGCCAGGGCCATACCTTGCTAAGGTAGTGAGCTTTATTGATTCTGAGTACATGGGTACTTTACAAGTACAGTTATTAAAAACTACCACAACAGGTAACCCAAACTTTGCTGGCGGATCAATGTACCAAGCAAAATACTTGTCACCGTTTACAGGACAAACTCCAAGAAACGGAGTAACAGCAAACGACGGTTATAGAGATAGTCAACAAGCATATGGTATGTGGATGATTCCACCTGACATTGGAACACAGGTTCTTATAATTTTTGCAGAAGGTAACCCAAATATGTGTTACTGGTTAGGCTGTGTTCAAGATAGGTATATGAATTTTTCTGTACCGGGAAATGCCGCAACGTCATTTACTAAAAAAGTTGATGCTGATGGGAATGATCTAATTGACGAAAAAATGAAACCTGCTAAATTGCCGGTTAGTGAATACAACAAAGTAACTGAAACAGGACTTGCACAAGATCCTACAAAGTTTGAAAAGCCACACCAAAAAGAATTTGTAAATGGCTTAGTTGACTCAGGATTAATATTTGACGAAACAAGAGGAATTACAACTTCAAGTGCAAGACGTGAAGTACCAAGTGCAGTCTTTGGATTTAATACTCCTGGACCTATTGATAAACGTCCTGGTGCTCCTAAATCAAGAATAGGTACTAACGAAGAATTTGTTGACGTTTATAAATCAAGACTTGGCGGAACTTCTCTTGTAGCAGATGACGGAGATGATAAATTTTTAAGAAAAACAACAGCAGACAAAGGTCCACCAGAGTATGCTGATGTAATGCAAAATGAAACAGATGGTAAAAGGGAATTACCACACAACGAATTATTCCGTGTGCGTACTAGAACAGGACACCAAATACTTTTACATAATACAGAAGATCTAATCTACATAGCTAATGCTAGAGGAACTGCTTGGCTTGAAATGACAAGTGATGGTAAAATTGACATTTATGCAGAAGATAGTATTAGTATGTATAGTGGTAATGATTTTAATTTTACAGCAAATCGTAATGTTACTATTGAAGCTGGTGCAAATTTATACTTAAAAGCAAGTGACAATCACAATGCTAGTTCAAAGAAAGGCGGTAAAATACAAATAGAATCTGCCGCTGATACAAATATTTTAATTGGTGCTAACGGTAAGATTACAACATCAACTAACTTTGATCTAAACACAGGTTCTGCAAACAAGTTTACAGCAGGTACAACTACTGATATACTCAGCGGAGGAAACCATACAGAAACAGCACCTAAGATTGATATGAACGGCCCAACAGCCGCAACAGCTGAACAAGTTAGTCCGTTGAACACACATATTAACCCAGGACCATCAGCATTAGGATGGTTAACTCAGCGTATGCCACAGCATGAACCGTGGCCATGGCATGAAAATTTAAATCCTCAAGCATTTAAACCAGTTGCTACTGATAGGGATAATAATTTTACAACTAAAAACGATGAACCAACACCTAGTATTCCTGATACATTTAAGAAAACTAGTAAAGCTAATGAATAACCAGTAAGGTAAATATTGATATGGCAAGCGAACTATACAAAAACATTAAAGTTAACAGCGATTTAGCACCACCTAATCCAACGACAACTAATCGTGCTTACAAAGGTCTTAGTACAGTTAATCCGGAAAATGTTAGTAAAACATTGTACGACATTGGGTTAATTAAACAAGACTTGCTTAATCACTTTCATATTAGACAAGGTGAAAAATTAATGAATCCTGAGTTTGGAACAATTATTTGGGACGCAATATTTGAGCCAATGACGCCGTCAATGGAAGAAGCAATAGCAGAAAATGTTAAAAGAATTGTAAATTCAGACCCAAGAGTTACTGCAAATTCAGTTATTATTGACACATACGAAAGTGGTATCATTATAGATTGTGATTTAACATATTTGCCGTATAATATCAGCGAAAAAATGCGTTTAACGTTTGATGAAAACTCGGGAATGAATTAACTACACACTTAACAGATTACACTAAATAGTATTATACTAAGGAAAGCAAACAAATGGCGGCAACAGATAGACAGAATAGATTATTAATAGCAGAAGATTGGGCTAAAGTATACCAATCTTTCCGTAATGCTGAATTTAAATCTTACGATTTTGACAACTTACGTAGAACAATGATTAACTATCTGCGTCAAAACTATCCAGAAGATTTTAACGATTACATTGAATCAAGTGAATACTTGGCACTAATTGACCTTATTGCTTTCCTAGGACAAAACGTTGCTTTCCGTGTTGATTTAAATGCTAGAGAAAACTTTTTAGAACTTGCATCACGTAGAGAAAGTGTTCTACGTTTAGCACGTTTGCTTTCTTACAATCCAAAGCGTAATAAACCAGCTAACGGATTGCTTAAAATGGAAAGTGCTTCAACGTCAGAAGATATATTAGATAGTAATGGTACAAATCTTGCTAACCAAGGAGTTATTTGGAACGATCCTAGTAATTCTAATTGGAGAGAGCAATTTGAAAGAGTACTTAATGCCGCATTGCCACTTAATTCGCAATACGGAAAACCAATTAAAAAAGATAAAGTAGAAGGTGTTCCAACAGACCAGTATAGATTTAACGGATCAAACACTGATGTTCCAGTTTACACTTTTAGTAAAAATGTTGACGGTAGAAGTTTACAGTTTCAACTTGTTAGTACTGATGTCGTTGATGGTGTTATATCAGAAGAAGCACCACTTCCAGGAAACAGTTTAGGATTTCTTTATAGAGATGATGGCAGAGGACCAGGTTCGTCAAACTCAGGATTTTTTGCACACTTCCGTCAAGGTACTCTTGACAGCGGAGTATTTAATGTTGATACACCAAGCACTAACCAAACAGTAAGCATTGATGCAACTAACGTTAACAATGACGATGTTTGGCTTTACAAACTAAACTCAGTTGGCGCTGAGGATCAGTTATGGACAAAGGTTGATGCAGTTGAAGGAAACAACATTGTTTATAATAGTACAAGAAAAAATCAAAGAAACATTTATGCTGTATTAACAAAAGCACAAGATTCAATTGATATGATCTTTAGTGATGGAACATTTGGTAATCTTCCTAAAGGACAATTTAAAGCATTTTTTAGAACTAGTGCAAATGATACATTTAATGTTGTTCCTAAAGACTTAACAAATATTTCTGTAACAGTTCCTTATACATCTAAAGCAGGAAACGCTGAAGTATTAAACTTAGTATTTTCTTTAAAGTATACAGTTGACAATGCAAGTTTAAGTGAATCAAACGCAAGTATTAAAGCAAATGCTCCTGCAACGTACTACACACAAAATAGAATGGTAACTGGTGAAGATTACCAAGTTGCACCATTAGGTGTTAGCCAAGAAATTATTAAAGTAAAAACTGTTAATAGAACAGCAAGTGGTATTAGTAGATATTACGATTTACTTGATGCAACAGGAAAGTATTCAAATACTAGTTTGTTTGGTACAGACGGTTTGCTATACAAAGAATTAACAGACAGTAAAGAGTCGTTTACTTTTAGTACTAGAACAGATGTTGAAGGTACTATTGAAAATACAATTACTCCAATACTGTCAAAAACATCAGTTATTAATTATTACTTAGATAAGTTTCCAAAAGTTTTAGTTTCTGATTTACAAGCAAGTTGGTCACAGTCGTCAACAAGTACAAATTACAGTACAGGTAAGTTTTTAGATTCAGTTAGTTCTACATACCAAGTTGGAACATTTACAGGTAGTGGATTACGTTTTATTGAACCAGGAAGTTTAATTAAATTTGTTGCACCAGCAGGACAGTATTTTGCTAAAGATGGTACACTTGCAACTGGAAATATTTTACCAGCAGGAACAAAAACATATTCTTGGACTAAAGTTATTTCTGTAGTAGGCGATGGCAGAACTGATAATACTGACGGTAGTGGACCAATTGCATTTAACGATGTAATACCAACAGGTGCAGTACTTTCAGAGATTAGACCAAAGTTTAGTAAAGCACTTGTTACTGATGTTAAAACACAAATTATTGATCAAATTTTTGCATACAAAACATTTGGATTAAGATACGATACGAATTTAAGACAATGGCGTTTAATTACAGAAAACAATTTAGATATCACAAGTAACTTTAGTACAGGTAAAACAGGTGATATTACTAACCAGCAATTAGATGCAAGTTGGTTGTTACTATTTGAAACAGACGGAGCTCAGTATACTGTAAGTTACAGAGGGTTACGATATGTGTTTGAAAGTAATCAAGAAATTAAATTCTTTTACGATAGCGAACAAAAAATTTACGATAATAAAACAGGACAAATTGTTAAAGATAAAATTGAAGTACTATCTATTAATACAGTTCCAGATGCTATTACACCATTTACTATTGATTATCCTTGGCAAATTACAAAAGAGTATAGAGATCCTGAAGGATATATTGATAGCAAAAAAGTTGAAGTTGGGTTCTTTGATACAGACGATGATTCAGTTGTTGATGATCCAGATACATTTAACGTATTAATTGCACCTGAAACTAATGTTAATGATAAATTTGTTTTCTTAAAGAAATACATAACATCAGATAATATTGAAGATTTTAAATATGTTGACAATGATATTGAAAAAATTACAGTTGTTACTAATGATAGTTTTATTCAAACTTCAGGCATGCCAACAGGAAAAGTATTTTATGTTGTAAAAACAGATGTATTTAAAAAGTATGATGCAACTACATTGTTACTAACACAAACAACAGACTACAAAGCATTCACAGGTAGAGATAAATTAAAATTCCATTATGTGCATACAGCAGATGATGATGCTCGTATTGATCCAAGTAGTTCTAATATTAATGATTGTTACTTGTTAACAAAAACATACGATACAAACTTTAGACAATATTTAAGTGGTGTAACATCAAGTTTACCATTGCCTCCAAGTAGTGATAACTTGTTTAATAGTTATGGTGCTGAAATTAATAAAATTAAGTCAATTAGTGATGAGCTAATTTATCATCCAGTTAAGTATAAAGTACTGTTCGGAGATAAAGCAGAAACTAATATGCAGGCAACATTTAAAATTGTAAAAAACCCAGAACAAGTTGTTAATGATAATGATATTAAATCAAAAGTTATTAATGCAATCAACCAATTCTTTGCATTAGAGAACTGGGACTTTGGTGATACTTTTTACTTTACAGAATTAAGCACATACGTAATGAACGCAGTTAACCCGGACTTAGTAAGTTTGATTATTGTTCCAAAACAAACAGGACAAGCATTTGGTAGTTTGTTTGAAATACGTAGCGAATCAGATGAAATTTTTATCAGTGGTGCGACAGTTGATGATGTTCAAGTTATTGATGCAATTACGGCAAGTAGAATACAAGCAACAGGAAATGTTGTAACAGCGTCAAGTACGTCAACAAACAGCGGAATTACAAGTGGCACTACTTACAGTAGTTCATCTTATTAAGGGGATAAGCTAAATGGCTTTTAACGATAATCAATCCGATACTGCTCTTCCAGTTGGAGCAAATCAATCTAAAAGAACTAGTGCAGATCACCTACCTAAGTATTTTAGAACGGAGTCGAATAAAAAGTTTCTTAGTGCTACACTCGATCAACTTTTAAATCCAGGAGTTGCTGAAAAGATATCAGCATACTACGGAAGACGTATTGCAAAAGCTAGAGTTGCATCTGATAATTATATTTCAGATACTAATGCTGATAGAGAAAACTATCAGTTTGAACCTGCTACAATAGTTCAAGATGAATTAAACAACGTTACATTCTACAAAGATTATAACGATTTTAAAAATCAAATTAAAGCATTCAATGGTACAGTTAATAACGATAGCGTACTAAACAAACAAGAATACTATTCTTGGAACCCACATATTAATTGGGATAAGTTTACTAACTACAGAGAATATTATTGGTTACCAAACGGTCCAATAGGTATTGGTGTTGCAGGACAAGCCAAAGATATTGACAGTACATTTACTGTTACTAGTCAAGACAATCTTGATAATACTGCATATGTATTTTCCCCAGATGGCAAAACACAAAACCCATCATTAAAATTATATAGAGGACAAACATATACGTTTGTTCTTAATACTCCAGGTATGCCTTTAACATTTAGAACTGCTAGAAGTTTAGATGCTGAAGTATTATATACAACTGGCGTTGACGATAGTACACAAACAACTGATGTTGGTACAATTACATTTGAAGTTGATATTAATGCACCAGATACATTATATTATATTAATGGTAATGATATTAATACAAGTGGATTAATTAAAATTTATGATATTGTAGAAAACAGTAAAATTGATGTTGAAGCAGAAATACTTGGCAAACAAAGTTATACAATGTCAAACGGGTATGCGTTATCAAATGGAATGAAAGTATATTTCCAAGGTGATGTAACTCCTGCAAAATATGCCGAAGGCGAATGGTATGTTGAAGGTGTAGGAGATAAAATTAAATTAGTATCCGAAGCAAACGTACAAATACCTGGAACATATTCTACAGACAAACCAGTACCGTTTGATTCAGAAGCATTTGACAGAGTACCGTTTAGTAATGCAAATAGTTTTGCAGGTACAAAAGATTATGTTTGTATGAACAGATCAAGTAATGATTTAAATCCATGGTCAAGATATAACAGATGGACACACAAATCTGTTATCGAAACTACAGCAACTATTAATGGAATTGTTCCAGAAATAGATCAAGCAAACAGAGCCAAACGTCCAATCGTTGAATTTAACGAAAATATTAAATTACATGAGTTTGGAACTTCAGCAAAAGATAATGTAGACTTAATTGATACATTTACATCTGATGTGTTTAGTACTATTGAAGGTTCATTAGGTTATAATATTGACGGAGTTGATATTGCAGACGGTATGCGTATCTTGTTTACAGGTGATCCTGATACAAGAGTTAACGGTAAAATTTACAAAGTAAACTTTATTACTCATAACAATATTAGACAAATTAGTTTAATTGAAGAAACTGATACAGCACCATTGTTAAATGAAGTAGTACTAGTTGAAGCTGGTAATACTAACAAAGGTAAAATGTGGTATTACAACGGAACTAAATGGTGTGTAGCACAAGAAAAAACAGCAACTAATCAAACACCAATGTTTGACTTGTTTGATACTAATGGTGTTAGTTTTTCTAATACAACAACATATCCTAGCACAACGTTCATTGGTAATAAACTGTTTAGTTACAAGCAAGGTACAGGAACTAATGATGTTGAATTAGGATTTCCTTTAAGTTATAGAGCATTAGAAAATACAGGTGATATTGAGTTTGACTTTAACTTGTTAAACACAACACATACATACCAACAAAATAATGCAGTTATTACTGCAAAGTCTGATAACGGTGTACTAAGACAGTATAGCGACAGAGAAACATTTACATATGTAAGTGGTTGGATAAAAGGTAATACAGAAAGTAAACAATTAGTCAACAGGCAATATGTTGTAGCAACACAGTTTAATGATTTTGCTATTGACGTATATGATCGCAGTGGAGACTTAAACGACCTTTGGGTTAGAGTTTATGTTAACGATAAACGTAAATTAGAAAATACAGACTATGCTATAAACAGAATCAATGGTGTAGCATATGTTACGTTTACAAAAGATCTTGTAAAAGACGATATTTTAGTAATTAAAACTGATAGTGCTACAAAGAAAAATGCTAACGGTGTTTACGAATTTCCAATTAACTATGAGCGTAATCCTAAGAACGAAAATATTGAATCGTTTACACTAGGCGAAGTTAATGACCATGTTGAAAGTATTACTGAATTTAGAAATGATTGGACAGGATCTTTTCCTGGAACAAGTAACCTAAGAGATTTAGGAAACTTATCACCATACGGAAGTAGATTTACACAGCATAGTGGATTAGCTAACCTTGCAGTATATCATATAACAGATAAAACTGCAAACATTGTTAACGCATTAAAATTTTCAAGAGCAGAGTATGGTAAGTTTAGAAGAAAGTTTTTACAAATAGCTGAAAACTTAGGTTATGATGGATCATCAAGAATCCATTTTGATAAAGTAATAACTGAACTAAATTTAAACAAAACAAATGACATGCCGTTTTACTTTAGTGATATGATCGGTCATGGTATTAGTAATGAAATTGTTCATACAGTTTTTAGTGCATCGCAAGAATACTATAGCTTAACAGCAGAGTTTAGTTTGCGTTCATTATCAAACCAAGCAATAAGTGTTTACCGTAACGGAGAGTTACTTTGCCACGGACAAGATTATGAATTTGAAGTAGGGTTTGAAGGCTTTGTAAAGTTTTTAACTCCAAATGCTATTAACGATGTTATTACAATATATGAATACGAAAACACAGACGGATCGTATATTCCAGAAACACCTACCAAGTTAGGTTTATATCCTGCATATGTTCCTGAAAAGTTTATTGACAACACTTACGGAGTTGACCAAACTGTTATTAGAGGACATGACGGATCTACCTTTGTAGCATACAATGACTTTAGAGATGAGTTATTACTTGAATTAGAAAAAAGAATTTATAACAACTTAAAAGTTCCATACAACACATCACTATTTGATATACACGATTTTGTTGGCGGCTCAAATAGAGAAACAGGCATTCCTAAATGGGCTATTGATAAAGGAATGATTACAGAATTTATTGATTGGCTATCAATTGTAGGAAATCCAGATTATACAAACTATGATTTCTATGAAGCATCAGATACATTTACGTATAACTATTCTTCAACACTAGGAGCAAACAATACTACTAATCCAGGATACTGGAGAGCAGTTTACAAACAAGCATTTGATACTGATCGTCCACATACACATCCATGGGAAATGTTAGGACTAAGTGTTAAGCCTACATGGTGGGAAACAGAATATGGTAAAGCACCATACACAAGTGAAAACATGTTGCTATGGCAAGACCTTGAAGATGGTATATGCAGAAAGCCAGGTGCTCCGGCAGAATACTTAGAACATTACAAACGTCCAGGTCTTACTAATTGGATACCGGTTGATGATGCAGGTAATTTATTAAGTCCTGTTGATGCTAACTATGCAAAAGAATTTGTATTAGGTAGTACTAAAAATCCATTTAACTTTGGTGACGAAGGACCAACAGAAACTGCTTGGAGAAGAAGTAGCGAATATCCATTTGCATTATTAATTTCCTTAATGTTAAATCAGCCAAGTAGAGTATGTGGTCTTGGTTGGGATAGAAGTAGAATTGTTAGAGATAGTGCAGGCACTATTGTTTATAGTCCAACAGGCAAGCGTTTAAGATTAGAAGATTTAGTATTTCCAAATACTTCAACAGATGAAACAAGAGTAAACACTTGTGGATTAATAAACGTAATTGCAAACTATTTAAACAGTAAAGATACTGATGTTTATACAAAGTACAGAACAAATATAAAAGCTGTTGACAACAAGTTAGGAATTAAACTTGGTGGATTTACTGAAAAGAGTAAATTTAAATTAATACTTGATTCAAGAACTCCTTACAATGAAGGCAATGTTTTTGTACCAGAAGAAAATTATCAAATTTTCTTAAACACAAGTTCTGTTACAGAACTAGTTTCGTACAGTGGTGTAATTATTGAAAAGAAAGCTGAAGGATTTATTATTAGAGGATACGATAAAGTTAATCCGTACTTTAAGTATTTTACACCAACACCAAAAGCAGATGATCCAATTGTTACAGTAGGCGGTATTAGTGAAGATTTTGTAAAATGGACTGAGAATAAAACATACGCTGAAGGTTCTATTATTCAATTTGGCAATGAATATTATGTTGCTAAAGCTCAACACGTAGCTGAATCAGACTTTGACCAGTCATTATATCAAAAGTTACCTGAACTTCCTATGAAAGGCGGCCGTAGTGCATTCTTTAGACGTGAGTTTAATACTGAACTAATTAAAGAGCCAGCAGAACTTGCATATGGTACAATGTTTAGAACAGTACAGCAAGTGGTTGACTTTTTATTAGGTTATAGCAAGTATTTAGAAAGTGAAGGATTTTCATTTAATAACTTTAGTGATAAGATTTTAGATGTAGAAAACTGGAGAGTAAGTGCTAAAGAATTTTTATTCTGGACAACACAAGGTTGGGCAGAAAATAGTGTTATTACACTAAGTCCGGGTGCAAACCAATTAAAGTTTTACAAAGAGAAAAATGTAGCAGACAATATTTTTGATACATTTTACGACTACAGTTTATTAAAAGCAGACGGTAAGAAATTAATACCAGAATATGTAAGAGTTGGTAGAGATAATGATAATGAATTTACAGTATCAACTAGAAATACTGCTGATGGTATTTACAATGTTAATATTCCTTTAGTACAAAAAGAACATGTAGTAATACTTGATAATACAACAGTATTCAAAGATGTAATTTACGACCAAGCTCCAGGCTATCGTCAAGCAAGACTTAAAGTCATGGGATATAGAACTGATGCTTGGACAGGTGGATTTAATATTCCAGGATTTATTTACGATAGTGCTACTACTACTGTTTGGGAGCAATGGAAAGATTATGCAGTTGGCGACACAGTTAAATATAAAGAATTTTATTATGTTGCAAAGGTAAAGATACCTGGAACAAATATATTTAATAATGCAGACTGGGAAAAGTTAGAAGTTCGTCCTGAAGCAGGATTGAAAGCAAACTTAGATTATAAAGCAAAACAGTTTGGAGATTTTTATGATCTTGATACAGACAACTTTGATAATGATCAGCAAAGACTAGCACAGCATTTAATTGGATATCAAAAGCGTAAGTACTTAGAAAACATTATTAATGATGATGTAAGTCAGTATAAATTCTATCAAGGATTTATTCAAGATAAAGGTACAAAAAACAGTTTAACTAAATTGTTTGATGCATTGTCTAACACAGATGCAGACAGTTTAGACTTTTATGAAGAATGGGGATTTAGATTAGGTCAATATGGATCATCAACAGCGTTTGATGAAGTTGAATATACACTTGACGAAGCAAACTTTAGACTAAGTCCACAGCCTGTTGAATTAGTTGACACAGTTACAGGTGAAGAAACAGATTTAATTTATAGAATACGTCCTTTTGAAACATATCTAAAACCTCAAGGATATAATCATAAACCGTTTCCAACTAACGATGTTCAAAAAAATGTTTTACCGACAGCAGGATATGTAAATCCGCAAGATGTAAAATTATCAGTACCAACCTATGAGGATTTATTAGCAGAATCACCGTCAGCACTTAACGTTGGTGATTATGTTTGGATTGGTAAAAAGGGTATTGAATGGGACGTTCTAAAGTATATTAGATCTAATGATAGAGTACTTGCTATTCAAACAACATCAATTACTGGTGTAGAAGAATTTGTAATTACACTTGGTAAACAATCAAAATACGAAGTTGATGAAATTATTGGTATAGTTGACGTTGAAGGTGCTGAGAAGTTTTTCAAAGTTAAACGTAACGAACTTGATACATTAATTTGTTATCCTAACGGTACAGTTGAAGATGCTGAACTTGTTAATGGTTTTGTTACTAAGTTTAATTCTAATAGAACAACTAGTTTTGATAGTGCAAACTTATTGCTATCAGATTATAACAACGATCTAAAAGTTGGAGAAACTATTTGGATTGATAAAGATATTACAGACAACTGGCTAGTATTAAAAAATGAGCCTGTACACTCTGAGCAACAGGTTTTATCAAATATTAAAACTAGTGATTCAAGTGTAGAGTTTGGTAAAGTAATTGCGGCAGACCAAAGAAACACAACACTTGCAATTAGTGCGCCAGGCAACAGTGAAGTATACTTGTTTGGCAGAACTACAGACACAACAGATTTTACACACCTTCAAACAATTGAAGATCCAGGTTCAACTTATTACTCCGGTAACGGAAACTTTGGTAAGTCAGTTGCTATTGCAGAAGATGGAGAATTTTTAGCAATAGGTGCACCACAAGCAAGTAATGTTAAAACATTATACAAAGGTGAGTTTTCAGATTCTTCAAACTATGCAACAAACGATATTGTATCATATAAACAGAATCTATGGAAAGCAAATTATGGTATTACAGCGGCATCAGGGTCGTTTACATTTAACAGCTACCAAGCATCACATGATGTTGCAGTTGCAAGTTATGCCGACGGAGCATATCCAGAAACAGTATATGCAATTAGAGGACGTTACAGTTTTGATGGAGCAACAGATCATATATTAGTTAGAGCTCCAAAAGATCCTTACGAAGGTTCAAGCGTTAACGATAAAATTAGTTTACAATGGAATCAATATTCACAAAACTATCCAAATGGTATTTTACCGTTTGGTGTTAATGGTCCAGGTACTGCGTCATTTGAAGGCACTAAAGTTATTGCTGGAAAGATTGATGCTATCTTATATGTTGATAATATTTTAAGAACACCAGCAGTAGGCGACATTGTATCTACACCAACAGCAATTGGTACAGTACAAGATATCATTATTGATAATGTTAACTCAGCAATGTTGTACATGACAGATGTTAATGGTGAGTTTGAGTCTACAGGTTCATTAATAACTAACGGCGTTGATATGGGTACATATGAAGCTGTTGAATTTGCTAATCCAAATACAACGTATGGCGGTTGGTGGAGAATTGATGGTATTAATAGCTTTACAACTACAGAAAAAACAATTACAGTTCCAAACCTTGTAATAGGTGACTTTATACTTGAAACAGAAAGTAGAACACCAGAAGTTGCGGCAAATACAATGGACGATGTAAATGCGTTTAACAACGACATTGGTAACCCAACTAAGGGCGGTAAGATTGGAATACTAAGTTATTACGATAAACAAGGACTTCCAGTAACAGAGCCGTATTGGTTTGTTAGAGCACCAAAAGCAATTACGGATACATTAAGTCCTACAGATAATTTTACAATGTCAATGAACCAAGTTAGAGATAGCTTGAATACACTTTATGATCCGTCAGCATTAGGATTGTCTTTTAACTATATAAATTCACCTCACACAGTACATGACTTGTGGGACGGTTATATTGATATTACATTTACTAACTTTACACCACCACCAAACCAAGTACCATATGTTCCTGTTGAAGGAGATATTGTAACACAATTATTTACAGGTGCTTATGCAGAAGTAGCGTATGTACAAGAAGGATTACTTGGTGCAAGAGTATTTGTTAAAAACTTAAACACAAGTGCAGGAGTATTTGCATATGGTAACACACATGGTGCAACTGGCGACTTACATATTAGTAACTGGCAAGGCCAAGGATTTAATAGATTAACAGGACGTATTGAATCTACAGACTTAACAACTGATTTCTCAGGTAAGTATATTGTTGTTAGAAATAACGATAGTACGTTGTTGCAAGTTGTAACACCGTCATTTAAAAATGAAATTGAATTCCAGTTTTATACAAACCGCTCTGTAACAGGCGCGGCACGTACAGCAAATATTCCAAGTCCGTTAAACAAAGAATATACACAAATATTTAATTTACCAATTGACCCTAAAGACGGTGTTGCAAGTTCATACAGTAATGAAGGTGCATACTTTATCTATAATAAAACAGGCAGTGGTGAATACAGTTTACAACACGGTTATACAAATCTTGAAAGAGGTAAT